CGTATACCACATTATAGTATATCTTAAATCATCGGCAAATGTTTTTTCTGTTCCAGGTAAGTCTAGCTGATAACCAGCTTGAATCATCATATCCCTATAATTACTTTCTCTTAGACAATATTTTAAGTCATGACCTTTTCTGTCTTCTACAAAGGAGATAAGACTCTCAGGTTTTTCTAAAATATATAATATTTCTTGTACTAAATTAATATTGTTAATCTCACCGTGGTTGTCATTTCCGTAATTAGGAGCAAAATTATAAATGTTCCCTGATGTACCATATTTCAGAACATTAAAGATTTTCTTGCAATGATCTTTCACATATATCCATTGGCGAACATTTTCACCTGTACCATAAACTGGAACGTAGGCATCTGCTAGAGCATTCCTCACTACAACCGGTATTAACTTTTCTGGATACTGTCTAGGTCCAAAATTATTAGTACACCTCGTAACGATAATATCTCGCTTGTATGTATGATAATATGAAAGAGCAATAAGATCAGCCGCGGCTTTCGTAGAGGAGTATACTGAAGATGGTTGTAAAGTATCTCCTTCTTCGCTAGGAGAGCTGGTTAATTGTAAACTACCATAGACTTCGTCTGTACCAATTTGAATAAATCGCTGCCCTTCTCTAAGTTGATTTAGTAAATGATATACCCCGACAACATTAGATTGAATAAACGGGTCACCATTTTCTATACTATTATCTACATGAGATTCTGCAGCAAAATTTACAATATAATCATAAACACCTACTTTATCAAATTTCTGTATTGGTTTATAAACAATCTCTAATTTATTCTTTTTATCTAAAAAAAGGTCCCATATTAAATTTTCCGTCTTTTCTGATACACTGTAATTGTAGCTATCTACGATTGTAATTTTGCAGTTTGTACATTTTTCGTGTAGCAGTTCAACGAAGTGACTACCTATAAAACCTAAACCACCTGTTACTAAAATATGTTTATTTTTCATTATTTCATATCTCTATCAGATTTAAACATTTGATATTTTTTTCCATTTTTAAAAATACGTTTGACAAAAAATTCTACTACAGTGAGAAAAAAGCATATAATTTTACCTAATATTTCTTTAATCATTCAGGGAATAGAATTCTTTCTAAAGATTCTCTCTCTGACGGCATTTCAATATTATACAATTTACTCTTCTCGGTAGAGAGTTTACAATTTGATCGATTAGCAACAATGTGATTTTTTAATTCATTATAATCAATAAACTTCCAATGCGGATTCCACATACCTGCTTTATCTAAAATCTTAGTAACCTCTTTTGTACTTAACGGATCTGGATTGACACAATTATAAGTCCCTGTAGGTATATCAGGTATGTTTGTAATTTTATGAATGACGTTAATTAAATCTTCAATAATAGTTTTAGAGTTAGTTTCTTCTAACAAATTATTGTATTTGAGAATCTTTGTGAGATAGTTTTTCCCGGAGTTAAAGTCGTTACATATAGGCATACGTACTCTTAGGGTATACACGTTAGGAAAAGCGTTAAGACTAAGTTCTGCTGCGTGTTTTGTGCGACTATACCAACTACTATTCGGAGCATTTATTCCAAAATCTGGCCAGTCTTCTTCTTCATAATTTTTAGCACCATCGTAAATACAACCAGAGCTAACATTAATGAGTTTAGCGTTAGACTTCAAACAGAAACTTGCTAATAAAGTCGGGTATGTAACATTGAGTTGCCAGCATTTATCTTTTTCTTCTTCACATGCATCTACGTTTGGTTTACCGGTATACCCAACACAGTTTATTACCCATGGACGATCAGTAGGGTCTTTAAACCCTGGTCCGGATGCGTATCTAATTTCTTGCCCTAATATATTATTAAATTGTTCTTGTAGTTTTTCTGGATTATCATAATCAAGACCGTTTAATACTACTAACTCATCTACTCGTGAAGATAATTGTTTTTTAATCTTCTGCCCTATATAACCATTGCCAATTACAATTAATTTACTCATTGTCTGAATTATTTTTTTGTTCTTGTGTCGTATCGAAAAAATCTATTTTACCTACTCTACGTAAGAGAGTTTCTATCGCGTCATAATCTTGCGGGTTTTTGCCTGCAATAATTACTACACTTTCTCCTTTTGTATCATAGCCAAGTAAAACAAAGCTTTTTAGAAATTCTGAAAGATAGTCGTTTATAACAGAAAGATCTTGTTCATTACTTTCTGTTGACTCAGCTGCACTAATACTTGACTTTAACAAGCTGTCAAAGTTTTTTTGGTTGTTTGTATTTTTTTTATTCACTAATCTATGGGAGTATGTGTTTTTCGTGAAGTTTAGTAATAATAACTTCCATACTATCTGTTTTTAATTGAAGGTTTTTGAATTGGTTGCCATTATGTAATTCAAACATTAAATCTCCGTACCAATCTTTATTCATATAACATGTAATGTATAATGCAGTAGTTTTTGGATCTACCATTACTGTCCAACGCCGTGGGTCTGAAGAATTATATTCATTATAAATTCTATTAACAATATAACCATTATCTCTTAATCTTTTAATAAAATAACCACAAGTTGTAACTTTATTTTTTTTCATTAACTTTTATAACTTGTGCTCACAAAGATTAAATTACATTTATCAACTGTAATGCTCAATTTGAGCATCTTAAAATCATTATTAATATATACTTTACATTCATCGAAACTCAATGTAGATATAAGTCTAAATAATTCTACATCGAGTATTAATTCTCCTACAATACTATCTCCGTCAAAGTCTTCTCCTACTAATGTAGTATAACTGTCTACATTTTGTAGTTTTTTATCAGTTAATTCTGCATACACATTTGTATCATTATTAGTGAGATATATTTTACTATTTTCAGTTACAAACGGTAAGGCTTTCAGTATTGAGTTATTTTTTTCTCGACTCAGGGTAAATTGGGACCATTTATCTATTTCTTTTATTCTATCAAAATTAAATGGGCTTTTTAAAGATAAACTGTCATCAAATAAATGGTATTTAAACTTACTACCTTTCCCACTATTGTAAGTAATACAATTACTTTCATATTTTAAATTAATATCTTCCTCTTCTAGACAAGATAGAATCTTGATTAACTTTATTGTATCTGGTAAACACAACAAACATTCTGACGAGTGATCATCCCAATCGAGAATATATTCTGCTTTGAGAAAAATATTTGAATTATTATGTACTATAGTAGATATTTTATCATCTACATTTAATGTACAATTAGGAGCTAACCTTGAAATAGGATTAAGAAAACTCTTAACAAAGTTATCTCTATTGCTTATTGGTAGAATCATTATTTTCGTTTAATTTGATTCTTATGTTAATCTCTTTTGCGTTTTTTGCAACATTACGTTCAATAAGATTTACAAATTTAGTAACTTGTTTTTCAAGAGCAGTAACTCGATCAATTAAAGGAGTTAGGTCTTGCTGTACAACTTGCTGTATTTGAGGTTGTTGTACTTGTGGTTGTACTTGAGGCTGCGGCTGCTGTTGTACTTGTGGTTGTACTTGAGGTTGCTTTGTAATGTATATATCTTTTTGCAAAGGAATATCATTCATTGTCGCGCTCTTTTGTACAATATCTTTATTAAGACTATGAGCCTGTGCGTTTAACCCATGTATAAATTGTTTAGTTTCGTTATCTATGTCCATCGTAGGAATAAAGGGGGAGGTAACCCTCCCCCACACGTTTTTAATTAGTTTTTTAGTCCAACGTATCAAGTAGTTCTTTTACTTTATCAGAATCTACATTTTCTTTTGATGATGTATCTACATCTCCAAAATCAAGATCGTCGTCATCATCTACAGCCGCTGTTGTTGGTGTCGCTGAACTGGTACTTGGTTCTGTCTCAGAACTATCTTTACCGTAATAATGCTCGTTTAGCATTGTTACTAGCTCATCATAAGACTTTACAGGATATACCTTATCAAGCTCAAAAGCTTGTTCATACAGACTACCGAGACCGTCTTCTGATAAACCAGGTATTTCAGATGGGCTAGCAAATCGAGAAGTTACATAACTCGGATAACCTCCTTGCTCTTCAACTTTAACTCGAAGGTTACAACCTTCAGGGTAAGAGAAGATCTTTTCACCAAACTCGTCAGCGTCATCTCCTTCGATTGCTTCCATAATTATCTTATGTAGCTGTTTACCAAAACGAAGAATCTTTACCTTACCTTCGTTTTCTGGATTCTCAGGATCCTTAACTACATATACGTTAATTAACCATTGTTCTCTACGTGTAAGAGCTTTAGCTTTTTCCTTCTCTTCCTCAGAACCGGTACGCATAATACGGAACCGAGCCTCTGCAATCGGATCTCGTTCACCCCAAGTCTGAGGGCTAATTGAGCTCTGAAATTGTCCAGTCGCTTCACTTACCCAACCATGAGAAAAGTAATGAAAGAATGTCTTACTCGGCTCTGGGGTATATGGTAGTAATCTAATCGTGTAGGTATTACCTGTCTTCAACCGCAATATATTGCTAGTTGAACTACTTGACTGCGCAGGCTTAGCCAACGAGTCCTTAATTGATGCAAACATGCTATTTGTCATTTGTTATTAATATTTTGTTTATAGTTTTTATTAGTTTTATACTCAACGGTTTGATTTTCTTCGAGAAGACGAGTCTCGATCTCAAACTGCTCAAAAGATTATAAAAGTTTTTACATACAAATTCAACTGTTTTTTTCTCTAGCTTAATATTTTTTTCACACAAATCTAAGCTAAGCAAAGCGTAATAGCATATTTTACCCTCTTTTAAATCTAAAATATATTGTGGATATAGACCCTTTTCTACAGTCAAGTATTCTTTACATGTAGACAAATTGTTATCAAAACAAACTTGATAAATATGTTTAAAACTATTTCTTAATTGAGTAATATTATAGGAATGGTCTGGTTCAGTTAGTTGTAAATTCTCAAGATATTTTTTATATGAACTAATCGCACTAAAAGTAGTAAAGTATTTTAAATCAATATATTCCTCAGCATACAGTTTGTATGGTGCTGTAAAAAACATATATGGGTCAATTTTTTTATTATTTAAAACATGACTTATTTTTTTAATATAAGTGTATTTTTCGTCTGAAATATTATCGAAGTTTTTTCTATAACGGAAGCCTTTCCCCTCTCGAGAGACTTTAAGAAAAGTGTTGTAAATGTTTTGCTCGTAAATAGATAACTTACTCATAAAGATATAGAATGTTTTTTAAGATACTTTGTTATATATTTGCTTTTATACAAATACGGGTCATGTTGTAAGAATAATTTAACTAAATCAAAATTACTCTCCAATATTAGTATATCTTTAAAAAGAGTTCTATATTTTTTTTCTTTAAGAATTAATAAAAAAACATTTGCGAGATTTATTTTTTTATTTTCACACACAGAAACAAAACTACATAAACTCAAAAATTTATGAGTTAAATCTTTTTGTTCTAATAATGTATATGGATTATCCATTAATGGGTATAAAATCTTTACTTAATGTTAATAATATATCATTAAGTTCTCCACCTGCTGCATATTCATGACCACCACCGTTGCAAATCTTTTTCGCAAATTTACTTAAATCTAAATCTACATTTTTATTTTTACGAAAATAAACTCGCTTATTGTTTAAGTTTATTAACATACAAACATCACAATTCGATTTATCTATAATGTACTGAGCTACATCATTAATATATTCTCCTGCAAACGCGCTAACAAAATTATATTTCTTTTTATTAACAGGTAAGTCACATGTAAATAAATCTAAACTTTCCGCAAGTTTTTTAAATTTATAAAAATGATAACTTATAATTTTATTTTGTTCATTTGTAAAACCATGAAAACCATGTTCAAAATCCTTAATAAAATTTTGTAATTTATTTCCATTCTTATACCAAAACAAAAAATTAAGTTTATTACTTTCAGGAAATTTTAATTCATAACAATCATAATCGTTTACTAAAGCAATTAAATGTTTTTGTTCAACAGTTAAATTACCAAGCGCCCCAGTAGTGTTATAGTATTTGTACAATAGTTTACTACAAGAAGTTTCTTTTGCGTCTATATAATATTCTGCGTTTTTATAAATTTCTTCTTTATGAGTTTTATGATGATCAAATATACAAACGTTTTTCTTATCAATTAAATCTTGAATCTCAGTTGTATCTAGATCAAAAAAGTATACTTGATTATAATCTTCTAACTTATGATGGTTTAACCAACCTAAAAACTTTTCTCTCAAGTTACTAACTTTAAGAGTTACTACATTAGGTTTATTTTGCCGAGCCCAGCAATGTACAAGATAACTACCTGCACCGTCTAGGTCAAGATCTGTAAAGACTATCTCATCTTTAGCCATTATGAATATTTACACCTCTCTTCCAAATTGTACAGCATCGTTTTCCGCAGCGTTTATATCATCATTAACATTCAAATCATTATTTTCCTCTAACGTTAATGTAGTATAATCGATACTCATTCTCGTTGTGCCTGTATTAGAACCGAATCTATTTTTTATAATACCAATATGTAATGCATTATCTTCTTCATCTTGCTCAGTACGCCAAATACTAACTATCGCATCAGCAGTAGCTCCTAACCCATAACTCTCTCCAATAGATTCTAATCCAGGACCACCACCATCATTATTATTACCATATCCTGTTCTATTAACCTGAGTTGCAGATACTACAGGACATTCAAAAGTATATGACATAGCTCTAACTTGTTCAGAGATATTTTTTATACGCTCATATGAATTATTACCGTATGTTGCAGCCATAAGATTTAAATAATCTAATACAATAATATCGGGTTTAAATCCTTTATTACCTAGTTTTTTAATAAATGCTTCTAATTGTGGAGGAGTTATAGAGTTAGGAGGAAACTCTTTAATTAACATTTTACTATTAGGTCGCAATGCTTTAAACGTGTTAACCTTTTCTGTCAACGTCTCTACATGATCTTGTAATCTGTTTATTGGTAAATTAGTAAGCTTTGATGTAATACGTTTACTATAAATCATTTCTGACATTTCTAAAGATACAACTAAAACCTTTTTACCAGCTTCTGCTGCATTAGTTGCCACATTACTAAGAAATATAGATTTACCAACATTAGTAGGACCAGCAAAAATATACATTGATCTTCCATCCTCTAAAAAACCACCATCAAGTCTTTCATCTAACCAATCCCAACCAGTTTTAATTGTAGTCTGTCTTGTAGTGAGATCAGTAATATGTTTTTCTAAGTTTTCAAAATAGTCATGACCGATATTAGTAGTAATAGATATATTACAAGCTTTATTAAACTTTTCGTGTATACTCTTTACATCTCGTTCTTTACTATCTACTATTTCTAAAAACGTATTAAATACAGCTTGCTCCTGTAAGAATTTCTCTGTATAACTATATAATTGCTCCTCTGATAAATCTGAATCTACATCATTAACTATAATCTTAGACTTATCATAATGCTCTTTTAATTGATCTGTATTAAGATATAATTCAAGTTCCGTCCTGCTAGGTCGACTCTTATTCTTTTTATATAAAGCTTGAATTATCTTAATAATCTGCTGAAAGTCTTTATTTTTGAAAAACTTATAGTTAAGATTATCTATAATAGAGTTTAAGTATATTTCATCTTCAAGACAGTTCTTAAAGACAATACGCTCTAAATAATCGAGATCTATATCGAGATAATTACTTTCGCTTGTTAGCATATTTACTGAGGACATTATATAAGTAATCCTCTGAAATTGCAAATTCTTCTGTGAATTCAGTTAAGCCAGGTGAGTCGTGTATTACCTGTATAGGAGCGGTAGTTAGTTTCATACCAGCAATATGACAGTCAATACAGAATTTGAGATCGTAATGATGAAACCCTTTTATATTTTCGTCGAACTGTACGTTGTGTAACGCTATAGATTTAGTTTTAACTGCAAGAAATAATCCGTCTAATAAAACTACCTCACGCGGAGTCGGTCCAAATAATGTTTGATGATATTCATTTTTGTTTTTATAATGACCTACTACCCCGGAAAGAGAATCTGGCTTACACATTAGATGCCAAAGACATGGTTTCTTTACTTGGAGCTTACTGCCTCCTGCAAGACCAACTACATCATAACCTATTTTAAATTGCTCTCTTATACATGTGAGAAAATTAATACTATCAATATGTAAGTCATCATGTACAAATAGTATACAATCATACTCTTTGAGATTTTCTTTTGTAAGATATCTATTATATACATTACATAAACCATACTTATTTTGATATGTAGGCTGTAAAGTATATGAAACTATAGTTTGATTTTCTTTATGACTAGCCAGACTTTTAGCTAAGCGCGTATTTTTAAAGTCTGCCTCAGTATGCTTAGTAGCAGTTGCTATTAAAGTTTTCATAAAAAGAACGGAGTAGAATTGAGCTTGAATCTATCTACTTCTTTAAATTTATTAGAAGTAAAATTATATTCTAACACAACTCCCTCGTCTATATATTTATATTCTGGTATAGCCGCAGACGTAAAGTTTCCATCTTTATAGTGCATAGTACTACCAGATCTAAATATACGTAAACTACCAGTTTTACTATCATAATACCAACAACTAAAAATACCTTGTAACATTTCTAAGGCTTGGTTAAAGCCAACCTTTTCCATAAGAGGTAAAATAATACTACTATCTACATCATTGTAGTTTTCTAGTTTCATTTTATCTACTAAATCTCTATCATTTTCTAGGACACCATTATGCGCTAGATACTGACCATTAAGGATAAATGGGTGAGAGGTTTCATATTCAAATTCTCTCACCTTTGATGTCGGAGATTGTACATGACCGAGATAATAAATACAAAAAGGGTTTTCTGTAATAGGTTTAGTAAAGTCTAATTCGTGTTTAGTTTTTACTAGAATATTACTTTCTAACCCTTGTGGAAATAGATACGTAACACTACGTACAAAATTACCTCTCTCTGTATTTTTCTTACAAAGCTCCCTAAATGTTTCTATATTATTTGATCCAAATATTCCACACATAATTTTAATTTCTTTCCCAAGGAATATCTTCCCGTTGATATTCGATAGGGTCTATAAGTTTATTTTGCAAAAAGCCTTGTATACGAGAACTACAAGCAGTACAATAACCGCATGCTTTTTCTCTACCTTCATAACAAGTCCATGTATCTTCAAACTTAACATCAGTAAAGACACCTGTATTAATAATTTCTTGTTTTGATAGTTTTATTAAGGGTGCTTCTATTTTAATTTTATTTTTTCTATTAAGAGAAGCAATATTATTAATCTCTGTAAGAAACTCTTTACTACCATCCCAGTAACCAGCTTGACTATCTACAAGAGCTGAACCATGATATACTGTATCAGCTCCAACTGCTTCTGCATACGAACATGCAATAGATAGCATCATCATATTACGAAATGGGACATAGTTTACAGTTTGAGCGTCTCCTAGTACATCTCGCGCGTGGGCTACTTTTATATTATCGTTAGTTAAAGAAGAAGTAGGCGCAATATCTTTGAAGAAGCTTATATCAATAATTTTATGCTCTTCGATATTATCATAATTATCAATTTGCATCCCAGCATATAAAATTTCTTTATTATGCTTTTGCCCGTAATCATAAGTTAGTGCGTATATTTCATCATGAACTTTCGCTGCTAAACTTAAGATTACTGAACTATCTAAACCACCTGAAATAGGTACTACTGCTTTACTCATCGTCTTGTTCTAATATAGCTAATTCGCTAAGTGACTTACCGTATCGGTACTTTTCACTTATAGAAGATTCTAACTTAGGTAAAACATTATTCCACGTCTCTTCATCGTTGCGCCAATTTTTGTAATAACCTAATTTTTTCTCTCCCATGCTATATGTAGAGCCATGTTGTTCAATAATTCCGTGAGATACAGCAATATCTTTTAGTCCAGAATATTTTTCTAAACCAGTTTTAAAATTAAGATATGCCTCTCCTTGCAAGAATGCAGGTATAAATCTATTTTTTACTGTGAGCATACGAAGAGTAACTCCTGAGTAATTTCGACTTTCAGTCAACGCTTCATCGTTTGTATTACCTGCATCGGTTCTTTCTTTCTTCGCTGCCA